TGATGCAGTTATTAAAATTGGCTCAGACACACTTACTCAATGTAGTGCATTTTCTATAGATAAAACCATAGACAATGCAGAAACTAGTGCAATAGGCACAACTTCAAAAACTTTTGTTAACACACTTGATAGCTGGACTGGTAGTCTTGAGTTATTTTATGATGAAAGTGACACAGCAACAGCAGCAATTTTAACTGCCGCAGTTGGTAATTCAGCAGCAGTTTCCGTATCATTCTATTATGAAGGTACAGCAGCTGGAGTAGATAAATATTTAACCGGAAATGGTTTAATTTCAGGAATTAGCTGGAGCGGTGAAGCCAACGGCGTATTTACAGCGTCCGTCAGCATCACCGGTACTGGAACGCTAACAGAAGCTACAGCTAGTTAATAATGTCATTAATTAGTGATCGCATGAAAGCGTTGCAACAAGATCAAGATAAATTCTGTATTGAAGTTGCTGAGTTGGGTGTAGATGGTGAACCATTATACATTTATTTCACTAAAATGACTGTAAGAGAAGATGAAAGAATAAGGAAACAACATCCTAATTTTTATAAAACTATTAGTGATGGTGACATCCCTACCTTTTCATCTCTTTTAGATTTAATTATGCTTAAAGCTAAAGATGAAGATGGCAAAAAAATATTTGATGATAGTGACCGTCAAGCATTTTTAGGCATGGATGTTAATTTTGTTACCTCTATTGCAGGTGACATATTACAAAAATTATTTGCTGAAGATGTTAGCTTGAGTTCTTCTGAAAAAAAATAATGAGCGACAGTCATTTAATGGCTCAATATCAGGTGGCTGATCGCTTGCACTTAACATTGTCACAAATAAAAGAAATGACACTTGATGAATTTATGGGCTGGATTGCATTTTATTCACTAGAAAACAAAAGGATGAAAAGTGGCACAAAAAGTTGAAACACAATTAACTGCTAAAGATAGAACAAAAGTTGCATTTAAATCAGTTACTAGAGGTTTAAATAGATTAAGAAAAAGTATATTTTCCTTAAAAGGTGCTTTTGTGGGTGCTGTTGGTATTGGTGGTATAGGTTTATTTATTAAAAGTACCTTATTAAGCATAGATACTAACAAAAAGATGGCTGATAGTCTTGGATTAACCACTCATCAATTAGGTGGCTTTGAATATGGCGCAGCTTTGGCTGGGGAAAGCCTAGAGACTGTTCAAAAAGGATTGTTAAAATTAGATTTTAATTTAGGACAAGCGTCTCAAGGTATTGGACAAGCAAAATACGCATTAAAAACGCTTAATTTGTCTTTTAAAGATTTAAATAAACTTCAACCTAATGAAAGATTTTTAGCGATTGCAGATGCAATAGGTAATTTAAAAACTAGACAAGAACAAGCAACTATAGCAGGTGAATTGCTGGGAAAGGCTGGTTTAAAATTAATGCTTTTATTTGATGGTGGTTCTGAAGCCATTAGAGGATTTCAAGAAAAAGCTGAATTATTGGGAATTTCATTAAGTAGAACACAATCTGCAGAAGTTGAAAAATTTGTAGATATGTTCCATACTTTAAAAGTTGTTCTACAAGGTGTAGGAAATATATTAGTAGTGGCATTAGTGCCATTTATGGAAGCATTTTTAGCAGTTAGTCTTGAAACTTTAGAAGCATGGGTAAAAGATGGCGGTCCTGCTAGACTTGCTGAAGATATGTCTGAAGCTATTAGAAAAGCATTAACATTTTTAGTTAGCTTTACTGTTTTTTTAAGTACAGCAACAGAAACAAGTTTAATGCTTTTAAATAATTTTAAAGAATTAACAGCTATAGACATTGGCAAATGGGTTTTAAATTTATTAAATCCTATGTCTTTGTTAGGGAAAGGCATGTTATGGGAAGGACCGCTAACACCAACTGGTGACCAAGAAAAAACCTTTGAAGAAAAATTAAAAAGTTTTTTAAAAATGGTAGAGGATGCTACTGGCAAAAGTCTATCATTACTAAATGAAACTTTTGTAGGTATGGGACAAAAAGTAAATGATTTAGGTGTAGATACAAAAAAACCTTTAGAAGCATTAACTAAATCTTTTGAGACTGTAAAAAATACTGCTCTTGTTGGATTTGGCAATGCCTTTGGAACTACAATGGAGCAAGTTGTTGCGGGTACTAAAAAAATGAGTGATGCTTTTAAGGATTTAGGAAAGGTTATATTAAACTCTCTAATTAAGATGTTTGTAGCTCAAGCATTTGTAAATCCATTAGCTAAAGGATTAGGTTTTCTAGCTAGTGGTGGTCATGCTCAAGGAGGCAGCCCTTATATTGTAGGAGAACGCGGACCTGAACTCTTTGTGCCTTCAGGATCAGGTACAGTAATTCCTAATAATAAATTAGGATCAGGTGGTGTTACTATTCAACAAAATATTAATTTTGCTACTGGTATACAAGCTAGTGTAAGAAGTGAAGTATTGCAATTATTACCAGCTATTGCACAAGTATCGAAAGGTGCTGTTCAAGACGCACAACTCAGGAGATAAAATGACTATTACCTATCCTTTAACATTACCTGATACAACATCTTTTCAATCCGTAACCTTAACAGCAAGATCGACCAATGGCATCAATATTTCTCCTTTTAATTATCAACAACAGATTTATAAATGGAGTGGAGAGACTTGGGAAGCTGATGTTAGACTTATTCCATTAAAACGTGAAAACGCTGAAACATGGATAGCATGGTTAACTTCTTTACGTGGTATGCAAGGTACGTTTTATATGCAACCTAATCCTGATAGTTTAACTCCTCAAGGAAATGGTGGTGGTACTCCAACAGTCAATGGTTCTCATTCGGCTAACTCTCAATCTTTATCAGTAACAGGTGCAACTACCTCAACGACAAATTGGTTAAAGGCAGGTGATTTTATTAGTATTTTAACTGGTAGTAGTAGACAGCTTTTAAAGGTGCTTACAAACGCAAATACAGATTCTAGTGGTAATGTGGTATTAGATATATATCCAGCTCTTAGAACGAACCTGACAGGCTCAGAATCTATAACAACAACTAATGCTACTGGTATATTTAGAATGGCAAGTAATGAGATGAATTATAACGTAAATCAAGCATCTCTCTATGGTTTAGGGTTTACAGCCATTGAGTCTATAACATAAATAAAAAAAAATTAAAAAAAGTGTTTTTTATTGTTGACAGTATGTGTCAACTGTAATAATCTCTATGTATAAACAGGAGATTAAAATGAAAAAACTAAAAAATAAAAAAAATATAAAGTTAGGAGATGTAGTAACATTAAACTTTTCTGAAGATGCTACTAAATATGTTGTAACAGAAATTGATTGTAAGGATTATTTTTGGGTAGAGGTTATTGATTTAAGTCAAATTAGAAATATAGAATATAAATCATTAACATTTAATGATTTTGATAAATTTAAACAAATTATTGACATAGATTTAATTTTTGCACATAAAAAATCATATACTTGTATTGATAATGATATTGTTACCATAGAAAATATTATAGATGAAGCAAATTTAGGTTTATAATAAACAATTAAAATATAAAATTAAGAGGAGAGTTTTTTAACTCTCCTTTTTTTATGGAGAAAATAATGAAAGATAAAAATCCACATGGTAAAAGGAGTCATAGAGGAATGAAAGGTCAAGTATTATGGATGAAAGAATTATATCCTGAGTTGTTTGTTCAAGGTCATAAATCACAACGTAAAAAAAGAAAAAAACAAATTAAAATAGAAGAAATGAGGAAGCATCTCTATGTCTAGAAATATTAACTTTTCATCTCAGATCGCTGGTGATGTAGTAGAGCCATTTTATGCTGTTGATTGTGACTTTTCAGGAATCGTAACAAGAACTTTTAATACTAAAGTAATGACAACTGGTAATGGAAATAAATATCAGGTAGATGGATTACAGCAATATGATTTTACAGTAGCTAGGGGAAATACTGTTATATTTGATCAGTCTGATAACTCTAATAGTAATCATCCATTATTTATTGTAACAAGCGAAGATGGCGCTACTCTAGTAGGTGGACAAATTTATAGTGGTACTGCTGGAACTACTGGAGCAAAAAATACATGGACTGTACCATCTAATGCACCTGATGAAGTATGGTATAAATGTGCTAATCATAGTGGTATGGGTGCAAGAGTTAGAGTTGTTGATCCAGCTGTAAGATTATGGACTGGGTATGGTAATATAACGATTGATTCTGAAACGTATGTAGGAGCAGGTCAACTAGGTGGTATTTCATCTATTGGAGAATCAAATAAAGTTGAAGCTAAAGGTATTACATTATCTTTAAGTGGTATTCCATCTAATTTAATGACTAGCGCACTTTACGAGACATATCAAAATAGGGATTGTACAATTTATTTTGGATGTTTGGTTAATGGTCAATTAACAGTTACACCTTATGAAATATTTACTGGTTTAATGGACACAATGAATATTACACAAAATGGTGATACTTCTAATATTACATTAAATGTAGAATCTTCATTAATTAACTTAAAACGCACAAAAATTAGTAGATTTACTGATGAAGATCAACAAAACCTTCATACCGGTGATACCTCACTAAGATATGTTGCTGATTTACAAAATAAAGAAATATTATGGGGTATTCCTTATTCACAAGTTGCTAAAGTTGTTAAAACACCTACTCAAGCTGAGATAGATCAACAAATAGAAGATATTATAAAAAGAGGAATTGTTTATTAATTAAATGAATATTTTAGACGATTTTGTAGAACGTAAACTACAAGAACCTTTCAAATGGGGTACTAATGATTGTATCTTATTTGCTAATGAAGCTGTAGAAATAGCTACTGGTATTAATCATGTTAAAGGCATTGGAAAATGGCATGACGTGGATAGTGTAAAAAAATTAATGGTAAAATTAAAATATAAATCAATGTTTGATATTTTTGATGTTCGATTTAGACAACATACCAATTTAAATAAATTACAAGATGGTGATGTTGTTACATCTACTATAGCTAGAGTTGATGATAGCTTTAAAGACATATCATTAGTTTATTATAAGAATAAATTATTAGCTCCTTCAAAAGAAGGATTAAAGACATTTGATTTAGATGTTGGAGAGCATTTTTTTAACGTAAGAAGTTTAAGGATTTAACATGGAAGCGATTGGAGCAGCTATAACTGGTGCAGCTAAATGGATAGCTGGTACTATCGTTGGAGCAGGTGGTGGTGTATATACCGCAGGAACAATGGCTTTATATAATACTATTGTTTGGACAGCTACAACTATAATAACTGGTGTACCATTATTTTTTGCAGCTCAAGCTATGATGCCTAAAATGGCTACTATGATGGGTAGAACTGATACTATTAGAAGTCCTATTCAAAGTAGAAAAATAGTATATGGAAGTGCTGTAATGGGTGGCACAATCTTATATATTTCTGAAAGTCAAATAGCTGGAAATATAGATAGAGGTAATCTTTATATTTTGCTAGGTATAGCTGGACATGAAGTAGAGGAATTTGAAAAATTTTATTTTGATGGTGAAGAATTAACTATAGTTAATGGACAAGTAGACGCTCCATCAAGATATAATCCAAATCCATCTTCTAGTGATAGATACGCTAATATAGATTCATCTATGAGAGGACAAACAGGACAAACACAAAACAGTAATTTTGTTACCTATACTGATTTAACAGCATCAGATACTTTTAAAGGAATAGCGTGTGTGCCTATGATTCTTGGCTACAATCAGGAAATTTATGTAAATGGTATTCCAAATTTAACTGTAAAAGTTAAAGGAGCTAAAGTTTTTGATCCTAGAAACAACACTACAGCATGGAGTGATAATCCAGCTTTAGCTTTAAGAGATTATCTAACTAATACACAATATGGATTAGGTGTTTCAACAGCAAGAATAGATGATACAACATTTAGTTCAGCTGCTAATTTATGTGATGAGTTAGTCACATTAGATGATGGTTCAACTCAAAAAAGATACACTTGTAATGGTGTATTAGATACAGCTAGTTCTTTTCAAGATAATATAGAAACTATACTTTCTTCACTTGCCGGAAACTTAGTATATTCCGGTGGAAAATTTAAATTGTATGGTGGAGAATACAGATCACCTACAGCGACTATTACAGAAGATGATATTGTAGGTACATTAGACATACATAGTAAAAACTCACGTAGAGATCAATTTAACTCTATAAAAGGTATTTTTATGGGTGATGAAACAGACAATGTACCAGCGGATTATGCAACTATAAAATCTACAACAGCAATCGCTGAAGATGGTGAAGTTTTAGAAAAAGAATTACCATTACCAATGACAAATACATCTGTAGCTTGTGAACGAATAGCTAAAATTTATTTAGAAAAGAACAGAAGGCAAGTCAACATGACTATGCTTTTATCATTAAAGCAATTTGCGTTAGAGCCTATGCAAGTGGTAAATGTAACTTTACCTTCACTTGGATATGAAAACAAAACATTTGAGATTGTAAGTTGGAGCTTAGAGAACCAAGAAAATATTTTAGGTGTTTCTGTTATGTTACAAGAAACAGACGCTTTAGTATATGGATGGACAAGTGCTGAAGAAATTGGATATACACAAACAACTGCTCCAGTTGCTACTAATTATATGAATGTAGCTACACCAGTATCTTCACTATCTATTGTTAGTAATACAGCTGAAGATGGAACTATTCAAGACGCTGTAGAGGTTACAATAACGGATGATCCTAATGATCCTCATATTATTGAATATGATGTATATTTTAAAGAAAGCACTCAGTCTAATTTTGAAACAGTAAGTGTATTGAGGGATGTATAATGGTTAAACCAACAGTAGCAATAGTAGATCAAAAAATAAAAGATCATGAAGAATTATGTTTAGAGAAATATGACAATATTAAGGCACGTTTAGTAAGAATTGAACAACTTATGATAGGCTCAACAGCTACAGTTATTGGACTGTTAGTTAAACTATCTTTTTTTTAGGTAAATGATGAATTTATTAGCATTAATACCATCTATAACAAAAACACTTGATAAGTTTGTAGAGGATAAAGATTTAAGAATAACTCTACAACATCAATTATTAGCTGGTTTACAAAAACTAGATTTAGCACAAATAGGCGTAAACAAAGAAGAAGCTAAACATAGTTCATTATTTGTTAGTGGATGGAGACCATTTATAGGATGGTCTTGTGGAATAGCTATAACTTATCATGCAATGATACAACCTATCTTAGAAGTAATATTAAGAGCGTTTGGATTGGATTTTAAATTTCCTGAATTTGACTTAGCTATGCTTTATCCTGTTTTAATGGGTATGCTAGGATTATCAGCAAGTAGAAGTTTTGAAAAAAGTAAAGGTGTAGAGAGAAAATGACAAAATTATTATTAACACCGGTAACAAGTGGAAAAACCATAGATGTAAAAGTTCGTGCTAGAAACATGGCAGGCAATTACAGTACATTTAACACTACTCAACAGGTAATTGTTCCAGCTTCAACTTCACTACCATCAACTCCTACAAGTTTATCAGCTTCAAGTGATCCATTAGCTATTACTTTATTTTGGACTAATCCTAGTAATAAAGATTTAAAATCAGTTGAAATATATTATTCAACATCTTCAGGTGGTACTAAAAATCTTATAGG